GGAGAAATTTAATGAAGAAATTACAAGCGAAGGCAGGCCGCCCATTGGTATGGGTGCCGGTATTAATACTGGTCTTGGTTATCTCGGTGAAATGGGGTCAACAGCAAGGCACTCATATGACGTACTTGGAGACGCAGTTAGTACAGCCGCTCGTATTGAAAGCAAATGTAAGGAATACGGATGTCTATTACTTGTTGGAGAAGCAACATATGAAGCAACAAAAGACGACTTCTTCTATCTTAAAGTAGATGACTTACAAGTTAAAGGTAAAAGTGTAGGAGTTTCTATCTACACTGTTTTAGATATCGATATAAAACCTGCAACACGCAAAAGTGAGCAGATGCACATTCGCATGCATAAAGCATATAGAGATAAAAACTTTGATGAAGCAATAACTTTATGTAATAATCTAATGCGTCATTTTGAAGCAAAGATGTCCGGCTATTACACAATGTGGATAGAACGTTGCGAGTATATGAAAACGCAAGACTTACCAGATGATTGGAATGGTACTTTTATTGCACAGTCTAAATAGACATTAATACAAAAACATAATAAGTTGCAAAGTGCAATGCTTGGTCAACAGTTTGTAATACCCAATACCTATCTTCTGAACTTATCATATTATATTTTTCTCTAACTATAGTTTTTGTATAATCAATGTGCCAGTGTGCAAAATAATCTATCGCACCTATAATTAATGCAAACTGCCATCCTATTATAAGTCCACAAAGTAAACTGCCAAGGCCGTGATGAAAGTAGTGTACGTGTGCAGGTGGATTAAAATAAAATATTTTGTTTGCAGGAAATAAACGTTGAAGTGCCAAGTCACAAATAGTGTGCTTGAGTGTCAGTAAGAATGCAAAAGTTGCAAGTATTGTGAGATCCATAACACTATTTATTGTATATTACGCAACCACTCTACACGTTCGATCCAAGTAAAGTAATTTAGTATTACCACAGTTGAAACAACCATTATGCATAGCCATGTCCATTTACTAATTGCCATATCGATTATCCCAAGGTCCATTTTCATAGCAACCTGCTGGCATTGTATCCTTATAACTTACACCTGCTGTAAAGCCATCTCCATTCTTTTCAATGTATGCACTTTCAAACGGCATTTCTCTAGGCTTGCCCCAACATTTGTTTTGGCTTTGTCCGGGGAATCTATAACGTGGGTTGGCCGCTAGAAAGTCACGTAGTTCTGTAAGTTCTTTTTTAATTTCTCCATTCTTCCATCTATTGTAGCAATAAGATGCTTCTGTGAAATTGAATGTTTCAAAACTGTCTCCAGTTTCTTGTAGGCACTCTTTTATTTTTGCATTGTTAGGATTGGGAATTACTGCTTCTGCTTGGCCAGATAAAAATAGCCACGATATTAATGCTGCAATTAAAATTCCGGGTAGTGTTTCTGGCACTACAGAGGTAAGTAGGCCTAGTGCTATTATTTTGTCCCTCATTGAATCGCTCCTTTCTTTGACGGATACTTATTTTTTAGATTCTGGTTTAGTTCCAGTTGAGTCGAATGATGCAGAGTGTGATTGGTATCGCTTAATTATATCTTCTAAGTCTTTGTCAGGCTGCATACCTTTTTGTTGATAATACTCTAGTATCATTGATAGTTTTGTGTTTAGTCTAATCATATCGTTATCTAACATACGAATACGATCAACTAATTTGATAAGTGTTGTGTTGGCTTGTCCTACAACAGGTTTAATTTCTGTTGTTACCCACTTCCATACGTAGTAAACAAAGTAGCCTAAGCCCATTGCTGCAATAATAGGAAAGCCGTATTGGTTTATTGCTGTTACTAGATCACTAGTCACGTCTTGCGTCCTCCTTTCCTTCGTTGGCTGCAAGTCTTTCCACGTTAGGCTTTACTCCTAAGACGTGGCTCATTAATGCATCTATCTTGATTAAGTCGTTGTTCATAGTTTGAACACGATTATCTAATGCACCAATAATATTTTTTAGTCCATTTACACTTCCTGTTACAGAAGCCAATATAAATTTTAGTGTTGTGAATACGAATACGCCGGCCGCAATCGCTCCTGCAATTGGGAAACCTACGTCTCCGACAAGGGATAAAAAGTCCATTATTTTCGCTCCAATAGTAAAGTATTTTGGTTACTATGCTTGTATTTAGTCTTGACAATAGATATATGCTATGTTATAATATATACATGAGCAAAATAGAACAAGTAATATCAGACTGGGCAGTTGTACATACACACAACGATTATTATTCTATAGAGATAATGTTAGTTTGGGCACTCAAAAATTGCCAAAGTAAGTTCTACCATAGAGGCAACAAATTTTGGTTTCATGACAAAAAAGATGCCACTATTTTTGCTTTAAAATATGCAGATTCTGTTGGAGATAAGACTGTCTTATCTCCGTAACGTAACCACTAAATAGTAGTATATTATTATGCCTACAAAATACGATAATTGGACAGCAACTGAAACAATTGAAAAGAGTCTCTTAGATAGTGACATACACTACCTACACGGTGACATTACTAACGACAATGTATCAGAAGCAATCAAATGGATAGTAAGTGCTAATTTACAAAAGAAACCAAAACGTAAACTAACACTCTATATAAACTCCTATGGCGGTGATTTATATGAAGCATTTGCATTAATTGATGTAATGAAACACAGTTATCATAATATATCAACAGTAGGTATAGGTGCAGTAATGAGTGCAGCATTTCTTATATTTGTTTCAGGACAAAATGGACAGAGAATGCTAGGTAAGAATACAGGTATAATGAGTCACCAACACTCTGATACAATGGATTCAAAAATGCATGACATGAAAGCAGCAATGAGTGAAAATGTAAACTGCGAAGTAAGAGCATTAGGTATTATAAGAGATGCAAGTGAAATGACAATGGCAGAAGTAAGAAAGAAATTTAATTCTCCAAGTGATCAGTTTTTTACAGCAAAACAAATGGTTGACTTTAAATTAGCAGATGCTATAATGTAACTATGGTAGACAAAAGAAAGGTCCATAATATGAAAATCGTAAGCATAAATGATGCACCCAAAAAGAATGAAGAGGGTCTCGAAGTTATCGATTTCAACGAGAAGCGTAAGCAGAACTTACTTGATATACTTGAACACATGAAGGCAGGTATTGAAGCAGGTGAAATTACTGAATTTACCGCAACTAGTTTAGATACTAACGGCGAAGCACAGATACATTGTTATGTAGGTGATGTTGCAGTTGGCGTTGGTTTATTTGAAATTGGTAAAAATATTCTAATGACACAGTATAACGGCTCAGAAGATTAAATTGGTTGACAAACCAAATCAAAGACAGTATAGTATTAACTTAAAGTAAAGGTGCATAGTGTTAACGGTTAGCACGACAGTCTCCAAAACTGTAAGTCGAGGTTCGAATCCTTGTGTGCCTGCCAAATTAAGGTGAAGTATGTTAGATGAAGTTTTAAAATTTGCCACTATGGCACACGGTGATCAGAAAAGAAAATACACGGGCGAACCGTATATTGTCCACCCTATCGCTGTGTCTGAAATTGTTAAAACTGTGCCGCACACAGACGAAATGATTGCGGCGGCATTACTTCACGATGTTGTAGAAGACACACCAGTTACTATTCAAGAAATAGAAACTAAGTTTGGTAGCAAAGTTGCTGAACTTGTAGGATGGTTGACTGATACGAGTAGGCCTGAAGATGGTAACAGGAAAACAAGGAAGTCTATTGATAGGTTGCACAGTGCAGATGCACCAGCAGAAGCACAAACTATCAAGTTGGCTGACTTAATTCACAATACAAAAAGTATCGAGAAGCATGATCCTAGTTTCTGGAAAGTATACAAGCAAGAAAAAATTGCTTTGCTTGACGTATTAACCAAAGGTGATAGGTCTTTGATGCATATTGCCCAACAGCAAATAGGCGGCTCATAATAATAAATATAATATACGCAGATTAAGGAGTATATTATAATGATGTGGGTAGACTATTCAATTGATAGCATTCCAGGTGGTAAAGGTTTTAAAGTTAAAGGCGACTGGGAAGGCGAAGTAATGGGTATAGGCAAAGATGGCACACCTAAAGATCACTACTTGTATAGACCTGGAGATGTTTTTGTTGTAAATGAACACGGTTGGTTACGTAAGTCAGACGAACTAATGGTTTTTATTCAAAAGGGATTGCAATCACCAAATTCTGAATAAGTTAATCTTTGCAGGAATAATTAACAATGATGCCGCTTTAGCTCATTTGGTAGAGCAACTGATTTGTAATCAGTAGGTGCCCAGTTCGAATCCGGGAAGCGGCACCATATTTTGGTTAAAATAGACTCTTGTAATTCAGATATAAATGCATATATAATGTATAAGATAAATATATTTGAACGCTGAAAAGGTTCAAAATTATAACTCGCTTAATAAAGGAGAAAAAGATGAGTAAAGTAATAGGTATCGACTTGGGCACAACCAATTCATGTGTGTCTATCTTAAGTGGAAAAGATCCACATATTATTGAAAATGCAGAAGGCAATAGAACAACACCAAGTGTTGTTGCATTTTCAGGTGAAGAACAACACGTCGGAGTATCGGCTAAGAGACAGCAGGTAACTAATCCAGAAAACACAATCTACGCAGCAAAGAGATTAATAGGAAGGCAGTTTAATAGTCCAGAGATTAAAAAGGACGCAAAGACACTTCCATACAAAATTGTAAAATCTAAATCAGGTGATGCTTGGGTAGAAGCAGAAGGCAAAGAATATTCACCTTCACAAATCAGTGCATTTGTATTACAGAAGATGAAAGAAACTGCTGAAAAGTATACAGGCCAAACTGTGGACAAAGCAGTTATTACAGTGCCAGCATACTTTAATGATGCACAACGTCAAGCAACAAAAGACGCAGGTAAGATTGCAGGACTAGAAGTTCTACGTATTGTAAACGAGCCAACAGCGGCGGCACTTGCATATGGACTTGATAAGAAACAAGCAGGTAAAATTGTAGTGTACGACTTAGGTGGCGGAACATTTGATGTGTCAGTTTTAGAACTTGGCGATGGACTGTTTGAAGTTAAATCAACAAACGGTGACACAACGCTAGGCGGCGAAGACTTTGATGCTACACTTACTACATACATCATTGATGAATTTAAAAAGGAATCAGGTGTTGATATTAGTAATGACAACCTTGCATTGCAACGTGTAAGAGAGGCTGCTGAAAAAGCCAAGATTGAATTATCAAGCACAACACAAACTGATATCAGTTTACCGTTTATTACAGCAGATGCAGCAGGACCTAAGCACCTTAATTTAAAAATTACTCGTGCTAAATTTGAAAGTCTTGTAGACGAACTTATTCAACGTTCAATTAAACCTTGTGAGGTAGCATTGAAAGATGCAGGCATTAGCAAAAGTGATATTACTGATGTAATCCTTGTAGGTGGACAAACACGTATGCCTAAGGTAATTGAAACTGTAGAAAAGTTCTTTGGTAAAGAACCTAATAGAGGTGTTAATCCTGATGAAGTTGTTGCTATGGGTGCAGCAATTCAAGCAGGTGTACTAAGTGGTGATGTAAAAGATGTGTTACTGTTAGATGTAACTCCACTATCACTTGGTATTGAAACACTAGGCGGTGTAACAACTAAACTAATTGAAAAGAATACTACAATTCCTACTAAACAGTCACAAGTATTCTCAACAGCAGATGACAATCAAAGTGCTGTTACAATTAAAGTGCTACAAGGTGAAAGAGAAATGGCTACTGACAATAAGCAGTTAGGGTTGTTTAACTTGGAAGGTATTGCACCAGCACCAAAAGGTATGCCACAGATTGAAGTTACATTTGATATTGACGCTAACGGTATTGTTAGTGTAAGTGCAACTGATAAAGGAACTGGCAAAGAGCAGAAAATTACTATTCAATCAGATGGCGGACTTAGTGAAGCAGAGATTGATCAAATGGTAAAAGATGCTGAAGCGAACAAAGAAGCAGATAAAGCAAAGCGTGAAATTGTTGATGCTAAAAACCAAGCAGACAGTTTAATCAACTCAACTGAAAAGAGTTTGAAAGAACATGGCGACAAAGTTGAAGCAGCAGACAAGGAAGCAATTGAAAAAGCCAAAGATGAACTTGCAGAGGCAGCAAAGGGAGATGATGCTGATGTAATTAAATCTAAAGTTGAAGCACTAGGACAAGTAGTGCAAAAATTAGGCGAAGCAGTCTACAAAGCACAACAGGAAGAAGCACAAGCAGAAACAACAGAAGCAGAATCTAAAAAAGAAGATGACAATATTGTTGATGCTGAATACGAAGAAGTAGATAAGAAGTAATGTGGGAACTATGGTGCAAAACCATAGGGCGTAAAGCCTACGATGATAATAGAAGAGCAGACATGGTTGCAGTGTTGCGTACAATATGGATAATGTTGCACATTGTAACCTGTCTTGCAATTATTTTTAATGCAGTTGCCAATCATGGTTGGGGACTAATAGGATGGTGATATATACAGTATGATGAAGTATGCATATTTTAATCCACTAGTAATGGCAGTTGAAGATGTCGATGCTGGTATTTTTTCTCAACTTAAACAAACTGTTCAAGATGCACACACGCATACTGAACACAACGATGCAGGAAACCCTAACATTAGTGTAAGGGGCGGCCAGCAAATACAGATAGTTCCAAACGAATTTAAATTAGATACAGATTATCTAAAAAGTTATATTGAAACAAAAGCCAGAGAATATATAGATAATATTGTAAAGGTTACAGGCGTTTCAGATCTAAATGGATATGATCCTCATTTAATAAGTGCATGGACTATAAAGCAATCTGCAGATGAGTATCAGGCTCTTCATAGTCACGAAGCACATATCAGCGGTAATATCTATATAGACTTTCCAGAACTTGATGAAGACTCTAATGTATCAGACGGATGCTTAGAATTCCGTTTTCCTGTAATACGCAATCCAGCACACTTTATTTTTAACGATTCTTGGAAGTTTAGACCAGCACCAATGAAAATGGTAATGTTTCCTAGTTATGTTGCACATACAGTGTATCCATGGAAAGGCAAAGGAAATAGAACTATTTTAGCATGGGATGCAAAATTATTGTCCAAAACGCCAAATAAGTAGTTGACAAACAGTATAAAGATGCTATATTAGTATATGTTGTTTAGGAATACTTGTATTTCAAAGCAACCGGGGAAGTAAAGGGTAGACGAGAGTGGACCTGATATTTGGTAACAAATGTCCCTACATAGACAGGATATAAAATCCTTAACTGTGTGATCCGGTTTTATTAAGGCTTGTTTTTTGATAACCGGTAGTAAACAGTTTATGCACTTTGTTCGTGTGTAGATTGATAGGTCTAAACAGACTGTTGAATTTTGTTCAGTCCATTACTTGACCTTTTACGGAACCGTTAACTTTAGAAAGGAACGACATGGCGAGAGTATTTGTAGAAGAGGCAATAAGAATAACAGGCAATAGTCCATATAATTTAATTCAAATGGCAGCAAAGAGAGGCAGAGAAATATCACAAGGTAGTCAACCACTATCACCAAAAAGACACAAAGATGAAAAATCTGCGGTAACTGCACTAAGAGAAATAGAAGAAGGTTTATATACTAAAGATCATTTTGAAGGTAAAATTAAATCTGCAGAACAAATAGCAGAAGAGGCAAAACAAAAGGCAGAGGAGGCCGAAGAATATGCAAATCAATCTACGCAAAGCGAATAACGTTCAAACTAGCATCCAAGATGCAATCAATTCAATCGAGATGGCAACGTCCATCGAACTTAACGAGTTTGTGGATCACGTAAAAGAGATCCAAGTAGCGAACGACGAACTGTTCGCAAATGATGCTCGTAGGATGAAACTCCTGCAAGCATTTTATAATATCCGTGCTCTAGTAGCAACGGCAAATGCAAGTTGTGGTATTTCCACTAATCTTGCGAAAGCCGCTTTTATTGAAAAGCGTCTTGGTCAACTATCTCATATTGCTTCGCAGAGTGCTGTGACCGATATGAAGGTATTAGAAGGTCGTCTTAATCGTGTTAAGAATCGAGACGATAAAGAGTATTATGGTAGAGATACTGTAAATACTTCTATTATTGGCAAAGAGCAAATCACTCAAGCCAAAGCACAGATCAAAGATCTGAAAAAGCAAAAGCAAAAGATTAATGATGAAAATCTTAATCTAAACTTCAAAACAGAGATTCCTCTGACTGAAGAAACTGTGAAAGTACTTACCGATGAAGGGGTCCTCTGATAGGGCTCTTTTTTATAGGAATTCCATTTAGTATAGTTGTACTTTATATCTTATTGAGTGCAAGGAAAGGCGAAGGCGAATAAGATGAGAGAATTTATTTTCAGTAGTTGGAATGGTGTAATGGATCACAACAAGAATCCTTTAAGACATATTCCGGACTTACAAGTTAGACATATGATTATGCAGATACTTGCGTTTATGTGGTCAAGTGTATTTGCTATTATGATTGTTAACAGTGTGACAGCATTTATGTATAGTGCTGTCGGCCATGTAATTGTTGTAGCCGCAGTTGTTATTACTGTAGCAACATTTAAGGCAGCAGAAAAATATCCAGGGTCTTTTAAATTTAAGAACGGATATCATTCACACGGTCGAGGTAGAACTTATACTATCTATCGAGACAAGCACGGTGTTGCTCATAAGGTTCCACTAGATCCAAACGATCCCGGCGGAGAACACGAGTAATACTACAAGCGGGTGTCGTATAATGGCAATACCTCAGATTTCCAATCTGATGCTAGGAGTTCGATTCTCCTCACCCGCTCCATAACACTCTATAAATACTACGATGAACATTATTGATAGCAACAACATCTTTAAAAAGTATGATTACAGCAGTGTAATTACGCAAGATGATATTGACTATGCTATACAAGATGTTAAGAGTATTATCGATGCAGGAAATTATTGGGAAAACAGTCCTAAGTTCCAAACTAAAGAAAATATATTTGCTAGACAGCATCCTAGTTGGATGAAGTTTAGGATGAGTTTTTTGTTCTCTGTATTTCAATACTTAGGCAAGGAAGTACAAGTTGGCAAGATGCAGGCTTGGAGTTTTATGACAAATAAAGAAGGTGCAGAAGATAGGAAAAACCTATGGCATCACCATCAACATGTACCACAGCCACAGATGATGAGTGGTGTGTTTTACCTACACATACCAGATGACGTAGATAACCGTGATTTATGCGGAACTGAATTTGCACCTAATGGCCCAGAGAACGATGGTAAATTTTATATAAAACCAAGCGATTTTCATTGGTTAATATACCCTAGCAAGTACTGGCATCGCCCTGCAGCACCACAAAGTAATAAATATCGCTTTATTCTAGCAGCAGATGTTGAAATACACTAATATTATAAACTTACAGTATCTTTCTTTTCGGCATAAATACACTAGCATAAGAACGAAATACGAAATTTTGCCAGGAGTTTAAATAATATGCCATTACAGATAAGAAGAGGAACGGAAGCAGAGCGCCAGATATTAGCGACTCCGCCCCAACAAGGAGAACTTGTATATATCACGGACAGTGAACAACTGTACATAGGTGACGGAACAAGTTTATTAAGAGATATTACACCTGTTACAGGTTACACAGATGAAAATGCACTAGACTATATAGGAAGTGTATTAGATGCAGGACCGCATACAGGTATCAGTTTTGCACACAGCGATGCAGGAAACAGCATTAGTGCTACAATAAGCCCAACTCAAAATTTAACTACTCTTACAGTATCTGGCAATACTTCATTGGGTACAACTACGGTTGATGGCGCACTCTCTGTAACTGGCAAACTTACAGCAGATTTTAACGGAAGTATTTCAGGTGATGATTCAACTATACTTGTAGATGGTGTAGATAACAAAATCAACTTAGATGGCACAGTTAAAGGCAATATTATTCCTGACACTACTGAAGCATACGACATTGGTAGCAGTTCACTTAAATTTAAAGATCTATATCTAAGCGGAACTTCATTACATCTTGGAAACGCACAAGTTACAGCAACAGGTGCAGCGATTAATTTACCAGCAGGTTCAACTGTAGGTGGCGTTACTATTATGAGTGGATCTGAGTCTGTTAAATCAGATATACAGGGTTCTGTATTTGCTGATAACTCATCATTACTTGTAGATGCAGTTAGTGCATCAATTGTTGGTAATGTTAACAACGAAACAACTACAGCAGAAGACCTAAATGCAGGTGTTGTTGTTCTTTCAGGACAAGGAGCATCAGGACAAAAAGCAGGTCTTAAGATTACAACAGATGGTAACGCTGATGACAACTACGACTTGATTACTGTTAATTGTTCTATGAACAATGTGGTTGGTCCTGCAATGGTGTTTGAAAGATCTAGAGATAGTGCAGGAACACCAGTAAGTGTTAACAGTGGTGATGAGATCATGGGCATGTTCTTCTTTGGATATGATTCGGCTAATAGTTCACAAACTGCTGCTGCAATTCAAGTAACAGCCGAAGGCACTATAGGAGCAGGTATTGTTCCAGGTAAGATGGAATTATTTACTACTAACTCAACAGGTACAGCAACACAAGCACTAACGCTGAACTCTAAGCAAGAAGCAATATTTGGTGGACCAGCTCAACTTAAATCATATACAACAGTACAACGTGATGCTCTTACAGCAGTTGCTGGACAGATGATTTACAATACTTCTACTTCTAAAATACAAGCGTATGATGGTAGTAGTTGGGTAGACTTACACTAATTCCCAAACATAAGGATCTTTTTTAGCAACAGCAAAGTTGAGATAAGTTTCAATTTTGTCAAGGTCTTTAACTGTCTTTATAGAACACAATTCATTTGCAAAGTGTAGTTCAACACCTTTCTCTAATGCTAGATTAAAAAGCTCTTTGCGTCTTTCAACATCATCAGTCATTGAATAGATACTGCATAGTACAATAACATCTGGTTGTTCATTAATATAAAATTCTAAACCAGGCATCCAGTCTAGGTGTTCGTTTTCAAATTCGTAACTTGTATATTCAATTTTGTTTTTGACGCAGTATGGCTCAATGATTGCTCTTTGCATAGGTAACGGAATTTGATTTGAAAACTTACTATTCCAGCCTGCATATGTTATAGCACTCTTTCCTGTATAGTCTGATTCTCCAGCAACTTCGTGATCACCTGGCAAACGCATAAATCCACCTGGATGTCTTCTACCGTATTCTTCGCCTTCAATAAGGATACGCATGTCCATGCTTACCCGTGTATAACCTTCTTCGTTGTTTACATTACCATGTAACATCTCTTGAAAGAACAAATGGCTTTGCCCTGGCTTTAGTGTAATAGGAAAAGCATGTTTTAAACATTCATCTTCTATCTGTTCCAAACTCCATTTTTCAGACATAATTTGTTTTGTAATTCTTCTACTGTTTTCTACATCTACCATCCACATAGTGTTAGTACCATGTGCTTCTGTAAACGGTGTCCATATAGTTCTACAAC